AATTACTGTATTGATTGCAATAAAGAAATTGCCCAGAGAAGTATAAGGTGCAAATCTTGTAATACTAAGTATCGGTGGAAAGTTTTTAGAAAAAACCTTTAATTTCTAGAATAATAGTTTATATTAATTGACAACAACGTTTATAAAATTATTAATACTAAATTATATGTCCAACCCCACTACAAATTCAACTTCACATTCATGGAACGAAAATCAGCCTCAATTTTCTCGAACTGCCCGTGGGAGAGCAGTGACTCAGTTCTACAACCGTTAGGCAATCGTCAAGGAAATAGACCAAGTGGACCATACAACAAAGCAAGTCAAATTAAAATACCAAAAGGAGAAAACGCCGTGACAGTTTTCGAGGAAACAAGAGATGGACTCCCAAAAGCATACATGCCAAACTTTTTCTACAGAGCACCATTCGGATATCCAAGATACAAAGACCTTAATTATTTTAGACAATTAGCGGCCTCAATTTATGTTGACATGTGCGTAACAGCAATCATCGATGAGGTGTGTTCAGTTGAATGGGATATAGTGGCCGAAGATAGAGCAGGCAATGAAGTACCAGGAAAAGAAAAAGATATCGAAAGGATTCAAGAGTTTTTTTATAATCCGAATACAAACAAAGAGAGTTGGGAAATGATTGTTCGAATGATGTTGCCAGATTTATTAGAACTTAACTCGGGGATAATGGTTAAAGTTTTTAATATGTTTGGGGAGATGGTTGAGATAGTTGCGAGAGACGGAATGGCATTCACAAAGAATCCCGATCCTTATGGAATGTACACGACTAGAGCAGATCTAATTTTAATGAAGAATATCCTAGGCGAAGGTGAAACCCAAACGCAACAGATGGATTATCCAGCAATTCAGATGGAAATGGATGCAGTAGATGCACAAGAAGAAGGCGCGTACTTCCAATATGGATTTAACACAGGCGCACGTCCGATTCCGTTCGGAAGGCGAGAGATAGTGTGGTTCGAGAAGAAAGTCCGGACAGACAATTTATACGGAAGGTCAAGCATGGAAGTTTTAAGCAAGACTGTTCAGACACTTATCTACGCGGTGGAGTCACAATTAGAATATTTCAATGACAATTCAATTCCCCCAGGAGTTTTGGGCTTAGAAGGAATGTCTGCAGATGATTTGAAGGCGTTTGGACATCAGTGGATCCAACAGCAAAAGGTTCAAGATAGTCTAGGCAACTGGAAGAGAGCAAACCACAAATTGCCGATGGTTAACAAGATGCCAAAATTCGAGAGAATAGGCTTCACTAATCAAGAACTAGAACTAATCGAATCACAAAAGTGGTGGTCGAAATTAGTGTGGGGAGCATTTGGAATTACGGCGACAGAGCTAGGATTCACAGAGGACGCAAAAGGATCAGCAAATCAGATTGTTCAGACCAGTGTAGCCAGGAAAAGAATCATCTATCCATTATTAAGATTAATCGAATATCATGTTAACACAGAGATCATCCCGGAGTTCGGAGTTGAGGGTGTACGTTACAAATATAAGATTTTCGATGTAGACGAAGAAACAAAGAAGTGGGGCTTATACAAGATGCAGACAGAATCGGATTTAAAGACAGTTAACGAAGTACGAAACGCTGAAGGACTAGACGAATTAGAAGGTGGAGACGAAACAGGCTCAATGCGTAACGACAGACAACAAGCAGAAGATAGGGAAATGTTCTCAGATGAACCATTAATGACAGACTCAAACAAAATTAATAGTGACTCACAAGACAAGCTAGACAATATGTCCAACAAGAAAGCATTCCTTAAGTTTAAGTATGCCAAAAGAACAGGAGCTCCAGGGAATTATATTTATTGGTACAAGAATCCTAAAACTGGGAAGTTGAGAGCAGGGGATAAGCCAAAAGAAAAACCAAAAAAACCAAAAAAAACCAAAGAATATAATGCAGCTGTAGATGATGCAAAAGAACAGATATTCGGATATGGAAGTGATGCTGATGAAGTTATTGGAGCATTAGAAGAAAATAACCCATCATTAAGTAGGGAAGAATTAACAGAGATAGCATCAGACATTGACAAATATAGAAAACAAAACTTTGAAAAAATGACACCTATGGAAATGATGGATTCATATAAACCAAATACAAAGGCACAAACAACCGACTCACCAACGGTACTAGAATCAAACGAAGAGATGAGTCCATCAGAAAAGAAACTTAAAAAACAAATAACAGACCTCTTGAAAAGCAATAAAGAAAAGGTGTTCGAATTATTAGAGGACCAGGGCAAGCCTGAGCAGTTATTGCAGATTAAAGGGATAGATGACCTGCCGGGAATAATTAAGAAGATATTTGAGATTTTCACATTTAGGAGAGTAGTAGATGAAGTGATAAGTTTTAAGTTTAATTTTGGTTGGGAGAAATCAGAAAAACAAATCGACAAGAACATTCCAATGAACAATAAAGCAGTCGAGTTCTTACAAGACCACACATTCGACAATATAAAAGATATGACCGAAGAAATATCAAACGATTTGAAAGCGGAGTTAAGCAGAGGAATTATTAACGGCGAAGGAATCACAAAGCTAAAGAAAAGAGTAAGTAAAGTGTTTGATGTAGGAAACAACCGAGCCGAAATTATAGCTATAACAGAAGTCGGAAGAGCAGAAAATCAAGGAAAACTACTAGCAATGAAGGGTTCTGGATTGGATATGAAAAAACAATGGTTGAGCGCACATGATGACAGAACCTCAGATATTTGTAAGCATTTAGATGGTCAGATAGTCGGACTAGACGAAGACTTTCATTATAAGGATTGGTCTGGACAAAGTCCTCCCTCACATCCCAGATGCCGTTCTGTTTTGCTGTTTTTAGAAAAAGAAGAAGATAGTATCAGTTCTGAATAAGAACAGAAACTTTTAAAAGGATAGATTTCTTATGTTGTTTATGCAATTCAAACCCGGAAAAGAAAATATAATGTATGGAAAACGACCACATAATTATAAGGGTGGAACTATCAATAAAGATGGTTATAGGTGCATAGAGATTAAAGGTAAAAAATATTTAGAACATAGATACTTGTGGGAGAAGAAATTTGGAAAAATACAAAAAGGCTTAATATTGCATCATTTAAACAACAATCCTTCAGACAACAGAATAGAAAATCTTATGTTAATGACACAGAAGGCACATTTGAAACTTCATGGAATACCCGGGGCTAATAAAATAGAAATTGATTTGGAATTAATGAAAAATTTATATTATGAAAAGAAGTGGGATTATAAAAAAATAGCAGACTTTTTTGGTTTTAAATCAAAATCAGCAATATATGATAGATTTAAAAAACTAGGATTAGAAGCTAGAACAAATACCGATTTAAAGACTGGATTTAAACATTCTAAGAAAACAAGAGAAAAAATAAGTAAGGCATTACGTAAATAGACAGAATAATACTTCTAAAATTATAAAAGTAGATTTATAACATATTTTGTCTTAAGTAAGGTATGATTTTTTTAGAGAAAGAAGATGAGAAATAAGACTTGTCCGAGAAACCATGAATTATTACAGTATGAGTTGAGTTCTTTAAACATTAAACATCCAGACGGAAGAGATTGGGCAGATGCGATTCTTAATGGAGAAGGGCAAGAAATGAGAGAAACCTTTTGTAATTCTATTTGTGATTTAAGAACTGATTGCCATTTTTACGGAATATATACTTCTAAAAATTTGAAAGTAGATTTATAACATATTTTGAATTAAAGAAAGCATGAATCAAGAGGCATTATTTTCGTATACTACTCCCCTCAACGTAAACATAGTTAACCTGAAGGGAGAGGAACACCTATATGTTGAGGGTGATATTTCTACAAATGACATTGACTTCGTTAATGATATTATGACAAAGAACTGCCAGGAGAGTATGCAAAAACAGATCCTAGAAAGAAACATGAAATTGGATTTAGAGCATGAAGCGTTCAAGGGAGATTCACATGAAGAGAAGGAGATCAACAAAACCAAGATCCCTGCAGGAAAAATAATTGATGCTACGGTTAAAAAATTAGGGGATGGAAGATTTTCAACAAGTGTCAAGTGTGAAATAAACAGATTTAACCCAAACTATAAATCAATTAAGGGAAACCTAGTTGAGAAATATTTGGATGCATTCTCGGTGGCATTCTTACCAACTGATATATCATACGAGCAGAAAGACGGAAAATCTATCCGGATGTTAAATGATGTTACTTTATTGAATGTCGCTATGACTGGAAACCCATGTAACACAAGGGCCCAAATGGCACAAGTATTCACAAAATCAATGGATGCGCTTGAAGAATATAAGAAAAGAAAATCACTAGATCCAAGCGTAGAAGGACAATTAGTTGTCAAATCAGAATTAAAATTTAAATATGCTAAAAGGACAGGAAGTCCAGGTCATTATATTTATTGGTATAAAAACCCTAAGACTGGGAAATTGGAATCTGGAGATAAACCAAAAAAACAAACAATATCAACAGAAGATTGGAAAAAAGAAGATGTAGAAAAGTATAAATCAAGTAAGAGAGCAATAGAAATTATAAAAGAATCCGGAACTGAACGTATAAAAGAAATAGATGCTGAAATATCCTTAAAAGAAAAATATATAAAAGAAATAGGAAATCCTAAGACTCCTATTGAAAGAGATCGTAAGGAACTTTTGGAAGGAGATGTAAAAAATTTAGAAAGAAGAAAGAAAGATTGGATAGAAACATTTGATAAAGGGATAAAAAGAGAAGAAAGTGAAATGAGGAGAATAGAAGATAAATACACAAAGAACAAATCACATTCAACCAACCGAAAGGTTGCTGATATAACTAAATTACACACAAAAAATTCTAAGATGACAGATGATGAAAACGACAATACCGGCGCAGACGAAGGAAACGACGAAAGCGAAGGCAGTGACGTTGAAGCAAAATCAGTTGAGATGTTAAAATCTATTTCTAACGAATTGAAGTCCATGAACGAAAAGTATGACGTTGTAGCAAAAGACAATGTAGCTATGAAAGAAGCGCAATCAGAAATGAAAAGCGAACTTACAAAAATTACAGAAGCCTTGAGCAAACCAGTACACAAGGCCATGAACAACAATACGAATGAAGCAGACGTAAAAGCAGCTGAATCTGATTTAAAATCTGTTGATCCTTTAGAACTTTGCTAAAAATGGGACAAGCATTCACAGGCGATATGTCCGGACTGGATTTCCAGGACGCATATTTCCAATCATTTGCAAATCTTAAAAGCAAAACTAGATATTGGGACCCAGTAAGTGGAGAAGATTTGAGGCTTAAGGCTGATATGAAAGCTACCACTACTACACAGGGTGGACCAGGAACTGCAGGATATGCAATGATTCCGGTCTATTTGTCTCCTATGCTGATTGATCAGACTAGGAAGAGAACACCTCTGGTAGAGTTACTACCTCGAGTTACAAACTTGGGAATGTATGCTGACTGGAACGAAATCACTGAAAAAGGTGCTGCATTTACAGCATTAGAAGATGGTGCGTTTGGAGAGACAAATGATACAATTGATCGTTACTCTACACCTATCAAATTCCTTTATTCAGTTGGTCGAGTTACTGGACCTGCAAGAGCGGCGCAACCTGCGTTCGTACTTGAAGGCTTTCAAGGTACTGGTTCTGGGTTAGGTGGTTCTGCATTCGGAAACGTTGCAGCCTCTAACGCTATGCAATTAAGAGTCTTAACTGCAGCAAGAGCACTAAAGGAATTGGAAGAAAGTTTAATCGTAAACGGTGATGCATCCACAGATGCAACAGAGTTCTCAGGTATCGTAAAGCTACAAGGGACAGAGAATGTTGTTGATTTGGACGGCGCAGCACTAACATACGATAGCATTGAAGAAGCAGTTCAGAACTCATTTGACGACAGCGGAAACGTTAAGTTGGCAATTGGTTCAAGTTCAGCAGTAAGAGATGTTCGAAAGATTATATTGGATACATTCCGATATTCTCCAAGCGATGTCCCTTCTGGTGTATTGCCATTCGGTGTGCCATCTGCGGTATTACTTCAAACTATGGTCGGACCAGTTCCACTGATCCCATCACAATATTTGAGCAACACCTCCGGGGCTAAACAGATTTACTTCCTTGATACAGATTACATCGAGATGAGGGTTCTACAGGATACAACATACGAAGCGCTAGGTAAAACTAACGACTCCGATAAGTTTTATTTGAAGCAGTACCAATGTCTAGTGATGAAAAATCCAGCTTTCAACGCGTTTATCGACAACATATTGTAAACAAGCAATTTATTTATTTATTTTTTTAAATATCTCGGCATCTCCGGCGGCGTCAGGAGGCGAGTGATCCACGATAAGGATTAAACAAAACAAATTAAATCACACAGGAGGTAAAAAAAATAGCAACAATAGCAATAGGAGATTGTACGGTAACAAACGATCCACAAGTTGGGTTCAATGTTTACAAGATAGTAACACCAGCAACAGCTGACGACGGTGACACCATCGATATCAGTTCACTTGTAAGTATCTCAAAGATAGTATGCGCTTCTTCTTACGGAGCAACTGATGACTGGGAACCAGTTCTAGTAATCACAGACGCAACAGGTTTATTGATTCCAGGAGCAACTGATAACGAAGCAAGAACAATCTACGTAATGGGTCGGCTTTAGATTGCCATTTTAATTTGAAATGGTAGGACAAGGAATAGTAAGCGGAAACATGACTGGAGACAGAGTGTATACTGACGACGTTAAAGTTGAAGGAAATTTTAGTCGAAGCCCTGAGAGATATTATCTTGAATGGATGGCACGAAAGGTTGGAATAAACGGAGATATCGACGCAGTGTATACAACTGAAATAGCTCGAGCAATTAGCACAGACTTCGAACTTTTGGGAGAAAATGCAGTTACAACTTGTAGCACATATTCGGCAACTGACGCGGCAATGCTTTTGACAACAACTACAGCAGACAATGATCAAGTAATATTATTGCCACATTTAGATTCTGAATACTCACCGTGGACGGGAATTAAATGGGGAACTGAAAACCAGGTAATCTGGGAAGCAGCAATAAAAACACCGGCATCAGTAGCGACAATTCTATTCTGGGCAGGTTTGAAATTAACAAACACACCAGTAATAGCAACAGACTCAAATCAGGTATACTTCAGATATTCAACTGATG